GAAACAATTAAGTAAGCCATTCTTTAAATTCATCACCTAAAGTTTTAATAGCTAATTTATTTTTATTAGACAAAGAAGAAATAATTCTTTCATCAATTGTACCTTTACATATTAAGTCTGTGTACAACACTCTGTGTTTAAGTCCTGATCTATGTGCTCTATCTTCTGATTGTCTTCTATGTTCAAAGTTAAAACTATTAGAAAAATAAATAATATTCTTAGCCTCTGTAAGAGTTAAACCAAAACCACCTGTTGCGGGATTACCTACAAAGAATCTGCAGGTATCGTCTTCTTGAAACTTCTTTACTGCTTCAGCACGTTTAAGAGTATCTACAGCTCCGTAATTAGATACAACAGAATACACTCCATACTTTTCTTGTAAAAATTTTATTATAGACTCTATGTTATATATGTAGTTGGCCCATATAATTACCTTACCTTCTGATTCTTCTATAATATCTGATAGTGCATGTAGTTTAGGATTCTTAAACTCTTTAAGTTCTCCATCATTTGTTTTGACAAAACCATTACAGACCTGGTGTAATTTTATTATCTCAGTTAGTTTATTATTATATGACACAGCTTCATCTTCTATAATAGCTATTGCAGCTATTCTTAATCTTTCATAAAAATCTTTCTGTTCATCATTCATATCTATGTATCGTTTAGAGTATAGTTTAGGTGGTAGATCTAGACATTCATCTTTAGTTACTCTGTAAGAGAACTTACTTAATTTATCTTCTAGTTCATCAAGATGTACATAGTATTTAGGTATCTCTGTATATTTACCATTACCAAGATCTAGTCTGTGAGTTACACAATATCTATTTCTAAACGTAAAATAAGAAGAAAATCCTAGATGTGTACCATCTAGAAAATTACATTGTGTGTATAAATCTAATGGTGATTTAGTTACTGGCGAACCTGTAAGTATTCTTTTGTATTTAGAATAATCAGATAATTTTAAAACGTTTCTAGTACGAATAGCTTTATGGTTTTTAATTGTAGTAGACTCATCTATAATAGTAAGGTTTTCTTTATGGTTGTATAAAAATTCTGTTGCACCTTTTAGTCCCCTAGAGGTTGATAAAGCCTCTATATTCATACAAAATATTTTTAATTTACCTTTAGGATCTAATGATTTTTTTAATTGTTTAGGTTTATCTATGTTCCAAGAGTATATTTCATAGTCAACATCTGGAGACATGTGTTTATTTATTTCATCAAAAGCCCATACAGTATACACTGATTTTGGTGCTAGTATTAATACTCCGGTAATATTTTTATTAATTCGTAAAAGGCCTATATTATCTATGGCAACTTTTGTTTTGCCTGTACCCATTTCCATAAAAAATGCATATGTGGGTTTATCCCATGCTTTATTTAGGCAAGTTTTCTGGTGTTCGTATGGTTGTGTTTTAAAGTTAAACAAGTTCAACATAATGATTGACATACTATTTCATTTAAGTATAAAGTCAACTTATTAAAGGAGGTCATATTTATGAACCTAGAACAACTAACAAAGATAAAAATAAAAACTAACGAAGTAACAGAGATATCAGATGCTTGTAAAAAGCTAACTTCCCAAAATAAATTAGTCGAAGCAACAAACGATCTTCTTAAAGAACAACAAGAAGAGGCTAGACGTTTATCTGAGGAAGTGATACCTACTCTAATGCAGCAAGCAGGAGTTTCATCAATAACACTTGATGACGGTACTTCAGTTGAAGTTTCACCTTACTACTATGCGAAGATCCAAGAGGCAAATAAAGACGAAGCCTTCCGATGGTTGCGTGAGAACAACCACGGGGATTTGATAAAAAATAATTTATCAGTTTCGTTTGGTAAGGGGGAAGATGCTGATGCAGTGAAACTAAAAGAATCACTGGAGAAGCAGGGTCTTGTCGTAGACCAAAAACAGGACGTTCATTGGCAAACTCTTCGAGGATTTGTAAAAGAACAAATTGAGAAGAATAAAACTATACCATCTGAAACTTTCGGATTGTATATTGCTAACCGAACTAAAATAAAAACTAACACGTAACAACTAAGAGGTAAAAAATGGCACAAGAAAAAGCCAACGCAGTTGCAACTAAGGCAACAGCACAAGCACCTATGGTTTCAAATATGGAACAATTCGCAGGTGCAGGAGCGGAGAACATCACATCAAAAGATGTGTCACTTCCGTTCTTAAAAATACTTACTAATAATTCTCCTCAAGTCACTCAAGGTGATGCGAAGTTTATTAGTGAGGCAAGACCAGGTATGGTTATTAATTCTGTTTTGAATAAGCTCTATGATGGGCAAACAGGATTTAATGCTGTTCCTTGTTTCTTTAAATTCGAATATGTTGAATGGGCTGATAGGGGCACACAGAATTCTGTTGCACCTGTTAATTCATATCCTGCTGATTCGGATGTAATGACTAAAACAACCAGGGGTGAAGATCGGAAAGATAGATTACCAAACGGTAATTATATCGAGCCTACTCACTATCATTATGTGTTAATGGTAGACGAGAATGATCAACCTACCGATACTGCTGTCATTGTGATGAAAGCTACTCAGGCTAAAAAGTCTAAGAAGTGGAATTCAATGATGCTTTCTCAAAGAAGGAAAGGTAGTAAAGGTATGTTCCAACCACCAACATGGTCTCAAATATATAAATTGAGAACTGTGTTAGAAAAGAACTCTTTGGGTTCTTGGTTTGGTTGGGAAGTTGACCATAACAAAGACATACCTAATGATGTTTTAATGAATGCAGCAATGTCATTCTATGAGACATGTAAAAAAGGTAATGCCAAGGTCAATCTTACCGAAGAACAACAAGCACAAACTGGCACAACACCATTTTAATGAGTTCACTAGATTTTTTTAGTAAACTTTTTGGTGGCTTAACGTCAGCATATGGTACTTACGAGCTCTCCGGAGCTCGTAGGTCAGATGGTAAAGCGGAAGGCAGAGCATTAACTAAGAAAGCAGAAGTTACTTTAGAACTATTTGCTAAACATCTTAAAGGAGAATTATCTTTAGGTATTGTACCTATTATGAAAGACAACAACTGTAAGTGGGGTTGTATAGATGTTGATGAGTATGACGGATTTAATCCACTTAACGTTATAAAAAAAATTAGAGATTTAAAACTACCACTGTTTCCTTACAGATCTAAGTCTGGAGGATTACATATATTTTTACATATCAATGGTGTGGTACCAGCAACTGATATGATTGATAAACTTACTAAGTTAGCTAGTAGATTAGGTCTAGCTGATTGTGAAATATTTCCTAAACAAAGAACTATAAATGTTGAGTTAGGTACGATAGGTAATTGGTTAAACTTACCTTATCAGAATGCTCACTTAACTACACGTCATGCAATAGACGACACCGGCCAATCAATACCTATAGAAAAACTAGAAGAGGCAGTTCAACCTTTTTTGGTTACACCCGAAGATTTTTACAAGATACAATTGGATGAATTAAATGACGATGACAAAGAGTTTGCTGATTACCCACCATGCGTACAAAATTTTGTTAAGAATGCAGTTAAACCAGGCGATGGTAGAAACGAAGCATTGTTTAATGTTGGTGTTTGTATGCTTAAAAAACATGGTAAAGATGGTGCGTGGGAAGATGAGTTAGGTGAAGTCAATAAGTCTTGGGGTGATGATAAGATAGATCCAAAAGAATTGAAGATAACTGTTATTAAAAGTTTAAGTGGAGACAAAGATTATAATTACAAATGCAGTTCTCCTATTGCCAAAAAATATTGTGATCAAGCTGCATGTGTAAAAAGAAAACTTGGTATTGGTAAAAAAGATTACAACTTTCATGTAGATTCTTTTCAAAAGATAAGCACTAAGCCACCTAAATATATTTTAACTATAGATAAGAAACCTGTAAGATTAACAGGCCAACAACTTTGTCAGCAACAATTATTAAAAACAGAATTATTTGATTGTGATATTGTATGGAAGACTATGAAGTCAGAAGAGTTTGGTTTGTGGTTAAACTATCTTAAATCTATTCAAACTGCTGTAGAAGGATATGACTTTACTGATGATGACAAAGATGAATTTGATTATCTATTCAGAAACTTTATAGATGATAGTCAACTTGCTGATGATATTACACAAACACAAACTGATTATGTTTTTGAAGAAGAAGGTTATTTATTTTTTAGAGCAGAGTTATTTAAAAAATTTCTAAAGAAAGATGGCAACAACTTAAAACCTTTTGAAGTAAAAGAATTATTAATTGACAATGGAGCTGAGTACATAAGACAACATAAAGAATACAAAGGTCGATTGTGGAAAATACCTAAACGAATAAAGATTGATGTTAAAGAACGTAATGTCAGCTTCAACCAACAGAGCGCACCTTTTGACCCAGATTCACAATAAAACATTTAAGATATTTGGTCCTCCAGGCACAGGGAAGACTACTAGATTAATTAAAATAGTAGAAAAACATTTAAGGTTAGGTGTGCAACCACATGAAATGGTTTATGTATCCTTTACAAACAAAGCTATTGATGAAGCAGTAGATAGAGTTCTTAAAAAATTCAAACAATATGATGAAGATGATTTTAACAATTTTAGAACTATACATTCTTTCTGTAAAAAAGAATTATCTTCATTGCCTGTACTAGATCCTAGAGTAGACATGTTGAAGTTTCATACTGATTGGGGAACTATAAGCGCTAACTTTACAGAAGACGATGCTAATCATAAAGTGTTTAATAACTGGTCGTTAAGAGTATATGACAAAGCTAGAAACATGTTGGTAGATCCTATTTCATTGTACAAGGCTGAGCCAATCAAGAAAGTACGACTACAACAGTTTACAGATATAATAAGAAACTACATAAAATTTAAAAAAGATAATAAAATGGACTTTACTGATATGGTAGAGAAATATGTAGAAGAAGTTAATCCACCATCTTACAAAGTGTTTATAGTAGATGAAGCTCAAGATTTGACACCATTGCAGTGGCAGTTTGTAGATAAGGTTGCAGCTCAAGCTAATAGAATTTATTTAGCTGGAGATGATGACCAGGCTATCTATGAATGGAATGGTGCTAGAGTTAGAAGTTTTTTAGACTTTGCAGGTAAGGTATTTATATTAAATAAATCATATAGGTTAAATGAAACTATACTTAACTTCTCTAAAGAAATACTTAAATTTATACCTGAGAGACAACACAAAGAATTTACCTCAACTAATAAATCAGAAGGTTTTATTAAGACCTACAGTAGATTTAACGAGGTTCCTTTTGATTCTTTAGAAGGAACTTGGTTTGTATTAGGCAGAGTTGGAGATAATGTCGATGAGCTGAAGGAATATGCTAGACAAAAAGGTTTATATTTCCAAGACATGCGAGGAAATAAATCGTTTAATATAAACAAATGGAATGCCATAAATCATTGGTTAACCTTACAAAAAGGAGAAACAATAACCAAAGAACAGGTAGGTGTTTTATATGATTTTATTGACGAAATAAAAAAAGGATGGAGAAAAATTGACAACAAAGCCTGGTCAGACATTCATCCTAATCAACCTTTAGATCTAGAGTTCTTGAAAAAGAATTGTGGGTTAGAGACTACAGAGAGCAATTGGTGGAAAGTCTTAAACAGAAAATTTACTGTGCGAGACTTGGATTATTTTGAAAGTATGTTAAAAAGAAACATTCAATTTAATGAAAAAGCAAAAATAATAATTGACACAATCCACTCAGTAAAAGGTGGGGAGGCAGACAACGTACTAATATATGAGAAAGCTAATTGGCCATCTAATTTTTCAACCAAAAACTTCAAAGACAAGATGGCTGAAGCGAGGGTTTGGTATACTGGTATTACACGGTCTAAGACATCCCTACATATACTCTCTACTAACCATACATATTTTTTTCCTTTGGGGCGTCTTGCATCTAATTTCAACCGGAGAACTATAAATGAGTAGCAAAGATATGTTTGACGAAGCTTTTCCAGATGGAAAGCAGGTCGGCGGGAATCATTATAAAAAATTTATTATTCAACCATGGACTTTTATTAGAAAAAATGGCTTGAATCCTTTTCAAGCAAATGTAATAAAGTATGTTTGTAGATACTTAACTAAGGGTAAAACAATTGAAGATCTTAATAAAATAAAACATTATTGTGATCTAGAAATACAACACTTAAAAGAGGAAAATAAAAATGGCTTATCTAAACGCTAATATACCAGTAATAGAATGTTGGGTTAGAGGTAATTATTTGAGAGATCAAAAAGATTCACATGATAAATATTTTGAAGTAGGAGTATTTGGTTTTAGTTCTATACCAAACAGAGTACCTTTGTTTCATTTCTTAATGGAAGATGGTGGTTTATGGTGGCGAGCACCTATTACAGCTTTCTGTACTAAACCAGGTGTAAAAGAATTACCATTAGACGAAGTAGTTATGTGGGATAGTTTTAGTTACAACGTAAGTGTTACAACTTTTTATGAACTAGCTGGTGCTACAATGCAATACACATCTAGACGTAAAGTAAAACGTAAAGGCAAATATCTTTTTACAATAGATTGGTGTGCAGGAGATTTTAATGAATTAAATTTTGGTTATGCAGAAAAACCAGATCAACATAAATGTGGTCATGTGCTTGAATTAGAAGATGGTAATTTTGCTATACAACCAAACAACAGATTAAAAATGTTTGATGCATCAATGGGTGTAGATCCATCTAAAAATTGTATTAATAGATTAGTCACAAGTAAAATATATTCTGTTGAAAATTCTGCAAAATGGATTACTGATGAACATGAACAAGGTAGCTATGATTACCAACTAAGAAATTTAGATGAAGAAAAAGATTAAGTGCGAACACGGTAAGTGTAGAAGAAGTGCTATTGTTGTTGAAAATAAAAAATTTTATTGTGCAGATTGTTATTTGTTTGCAAAAGGAATTAATTTACGTAATGTAAAGGCAATAAGCGATACAAATAATAGTCGAAGAATACATTAATGACAACTGAATTAGTATTTAATCAAACAGAATCTGATTGGAAAAGACCAGAAAGTTATCCAGACTTATCTGATAGATCTATTATAGCTGTAGACTTAGAGACTAGAGATCCTAATATTAAAACTAAAGGACCAGGATGGGCTACTAAAGATGGTGAAGTAGTAGGAATAGCTGTAGCTGCAGATGGTTTTAAAGGATACTTTCCAATAGGACATGAAGCTGGTGGTAACATGGATAAGAATATGACTTTGAAGTGGTACAAAGGATTAATGGAGAATGGTGTAGATAAAGTTTGTCATAATGCTTCTTATGATATTGGTTGGACAAGATCTATGGGTATTAAACCTGTAGGTAAAGTTTATGATACTATGATAGCTGGTGCATTAATTAACGAAGATAGATTTAGTTACTCTTTAAATGCATTGTCATTTGATTATTTAGGAGAAGTAAAATCAGAAGCACAACTAAAAGAGAAAGCAGAAGAGTGGGGCCTTGATGCTAAACAAGATATGTGGAGATTACCTGCAGGTTATGTAGGTCCTTATGCTGAACAAGATGCAGAGCTTACATTAAAACTTTGGAACAGATTTAAAATAGAAATACAACAACAAAACTTAACAAATATATTTGATTTAGAAACAGAACTATCTCCTATACTAATTGAAATGAGAGAGCATGGTATAAGAGTTGATGTCAGTAAAGCAGATTCATTAAAGAAAAATTTTATACAAGAAGAAAATAAAAGACTAAAACAAATAAAAGACATGAGTGGCCATGATGTAGAGATATGGGCAGCAGTAAGTGTAGCTAAAGCATTTGATGCATTAAAGATTCCATATGAAAGAACTGCAAAGACTAAAGCTCCAAGCTTTACAACTAATTGGTTACACAACTGTCCTCATCCATTAGCTAAACTTATTAGAGAAACTAGAGAGATGAATAAGTTTCATTCTACATTTATTGATTC